ACGATGGAAGCAAGCAACTGCTACCTACCAATTGCACAGGACTAGCCCAAAGAAAGCTAAATCTGACAAACTGGATATACAATCCAGCACTAAGCGAGTAGCAAGGCTATTACCACGCCTAGCTAATTCCCTACCCGAAACGCCTATAGCTATTGCTTCGGCCAGAAAGGCGGCCAAGCTACTAGCTAATTATGCTACGCTTAGGCCACTAGCTAAAGCCAGAGTAATAGAAATAATGGATAGCCTATTCGTGGATGCTAAACGAGAAGAGATATATCATATGGATAGCCTACAGTATAAAAGCTATGAGGTAGTAAAGCGAGCACTAATAGCTGAAACTCCCGCACCAGTGATGCAAGAAGTGGAGTTTTGATTATGGGCAAAATAATGAGTAAGCCAAATATCAAGCCAAAATTAGCTCAAACGCAATTGCCGCAAGTAGCTGAGTCACAGCCAATAGCTCCCATAGCTAAGCAAGCGGCTAAACCTATGCTTGCGCCTAACCCCATAATTGCGCCTAGCTCAAAACAAGTAGCTTCTGCGCCTAGCCCCAAGCGTATTACCTTGCCGCGTCCAACGATTAAATCAAATATCAAGCCTAATCTAATCGCTAGTACAGTTGCTAATCCAATTGCAATTACTCGCAATACTTTACCGCTTCCAGTACCAAAGGTTCCTAAGGTACATCTAGTATTACGCCCACAAGCAGACCCAACAGAGCGGATGCCGGTTCCCAGATCGCCAAAGCTAGATGTACCAGGATTAGTAGACGCTAAAGGCAGACCAATCCAGTTAGATCCTAGTCAGGAAGATGCAGTAATAGGCGCAGTATCAGGTAAATCCCTATCAGTTATAGGTAAAGCAGGAACCGGTAAAACTACCATAGTGCAAGCTATGTGCCTGCTGTGGATAGCTCAAGGTGCATGGGAAACAATAGACTATAGAATCAAGGGGACTGGTGAACGGGTATATGCCCCAAGCATTGCCATAGTAGCCTTCACTAACCAAGCCGCTAACAATATTAGGCATAAGATACAAGCTAATCCAAAATTAGCCACGGCTTTTGGTTACAATGTAACCACTATCCATAATCTGCTAGAGTATAGTGTGGAGTGGATTATTGATGGTGACACGGGTAAAACCAAACCATACTATTACCCAAAGCGAGACGCTAATAATAAGCTAAACATTACCCACCTTGTACTAGAAGAGGCATCAATGACTGGTGCAGGTCCAGGGGCTTTGTGGGAAAAACTATATGTTGCCTTGCCTGTTGGCGTACAAGTAGTAATGCTAGGCGATATTAATCAGTTAACCCCAGTGGTAGGCAAATCTATTTTATCCTATGCTTTACAGCAATTACCGGCAATAGAACTATTAACAGTCCATCGTACAGCACTAGATAATCCAATTATTCGCCAAGCACTAAGATGCTTGGAAGGTAAAGATATCCTAGAAGATTACAATGATGAATTGGGTCAGGGAGTAATTGTAAAGCACGGAACTGCAAGCAAGTACTGTAAGGATATGTACTATATAGCATTCAAAAAGTTCATTCGGCGTATGCTGGATATTAATTTATACAATCCAATGGTTGATATGATTATATGCCCGTACATGAAAGCTAATGAGTCTGCGGTCAATGCCACATTCCTAGCCAAGTACGTAGCCAATATCTTAGTAGAACGTGAGGGTAAGCAAGTCCATGAAATTAGGTGTGGATATACTACTCAGTACTTAGCAATTGGTGATAGGGTAATAATCGAGAAAGAAGAGGGTGTAGTACTAGATATTATTAGATCCTCTACGTATACCGGGCCAATTGCTAGACCAGCATCAACCACTATGGACTACTTTGGTCACATAGTAGGGTCTAATAGGCCGCTGGATCAAGAGCACTATGATTTTGATAAACTAGACATTGACGCTATGCTTGATCAGGGTGATGAAGAGCGTAAACGCACAGCATCCCATCAAGTAGTGATAGAGATACTATCCCAGTTAGATGAAGAGACGAATAGACAAGTAACTCTTACTAGCGTATCTGATATTGGAGCTATCCAGCTAGGATATGCTACTAGTGTGCACAAGGCACAAGGTTCGGAATATCCGTCAGTCATAGTGGCATTGCATGACACTAACCAGACACAACTATGTAGAGAGTCGCTGTATACTGCGCTTACCAGAGCACAGAATAGGCTAATCCTACTAGCTCAAGCCCATGTAATGCGCAAAGCTCTACGTAACCAACGCATTAAAGGAAATACCCTGCAAGCCAAGATAGAATACTTTAATGAGGGGTATTTAGATCAAGTGGTGGATATAATACCAACAGAAGATGTAAGAGAAATAGATGAATAACTTATCATGTATAGCTGAATACTCATAAAGCCTAGTGCAATGCAGACCAATCCCGCACAGCTACTGTTAATCCGAATGATCATACTAGCCAATACCTATGACCATGGGCTACTGCTAGATATATTCAGGGATCTAGGATTCGATATGCAAATAGCTGGATTAGACCGTGATCAGGTATACCTAGGCTCAAAGCCATATAAGGAAATTTGTATAGGCTGCCTAACTTATACTGGACAGCCATTAGCCCTAGATGTACTAGACAATTGCCCTAACTGCGGTAGCTTAGGCGGGCAATACTCGGTACTAGCCCATACACTGGGAATAGAGACACACTCTGGGATAGGCCGCCGCGTGCTATCTCAATTAATCTACCAAGCATTAGATGGAGAAAACTTAGGTGAATATAGAAGATATCTGGGATGCGTTCCTAGCAAATGATATGAAGCTAACCCTTCGTATACAAACAGAGGAAGGAGTGGAACTTACAAAGAAGTACTTATCCGCGTATAAGCATAGACTATATGCAAGAGATCCAGAACTGGTTGAATTGTTGGGGCAATGGAAATTTAGCTATGATGCTAGTGAAGTAAACAAACCAAAGGGCAAACCCACTACTAGCATCAAAACCATTGGTGCTACCTATTGGCGCTTGCGTATTACTGCTATTACCCAAGACAAACCAGAGCTGGGTATTGAGATCATAGAGGAGGATCAATAATGGCAAAGCTAACCAGGCCAAAGCTAACGCTTAATAGCCCAAAGCAGATATTACAACCAGGACCAGCTAAGCCACTCGCCAAACCGCTGGCTAAACCACTTACTAAACCAATGGCAACTCCATTGGCTAAGCCTGCATTGCCAGGGCCAGCGCAAAAGGCTACGCTTGCTATTCCATCAGCTACGCTAGCATCCAAGCCAGCAATTGCTAGTCTAGCATCCAAGGTAAAAGAGAGGGAAGTTATATCAATTGCAGGTGAGGAAGTAATCTTCGACGAAGTAGTTGATCAGCATGCTACAGTAGCAGATAAGATAGCCCACATAGAGGCTATGCTATCCGCTGAGGAATTGCCAGTAGGTAGGCTTAAGGCTGGGCTAAAAGATGTAATGGCTTGCTTGCGAGATAATGAAGAAGATATCCTAGCATTAGAACCAGCCAATATATCAACTATTGTTGGTGGGTATATCCAATTAGCTAATGAAGAAGAGCGCAGGATCATAGAGGGAGCTAAGCCTAAAAAGGCTAAAGCACCAAAGCTATCTATTCGCTTGGCTAAGCTGGCTAAAACTATCGACATTGATAGCGTGGAATTTTGATGCATACAATGACTACTCCAATTAAGCCGAGCAACCAAGACAAGCCAGACAAGCCAGACTTTGACTTGGATGCTGATATGGAACTAGACATGCCCACCGGTATGGTAGCATGGCAGGAGCTATACCCAACCTTGGAGCGTAAGCCGCTGCGCCTATCCTATTCCACATTCAATCTATTGCATCAATGCCCACGCAAATTCAATCTACTAAAGCTAAAGAATATTAATAATGTAATAGAGTATGAGAAAACAAAGGACACTGACTATGGGTCAGCCTTTGGCGTAGGTATACAGGAATATATTCTAACTAATGATATAGAGCAAGCTATATGGAAAGCTATGCTCGAATATCAATATGTGGAAGAGACTAAGAATAAAAATGCTGTTGGAGTAATCTTAGGTATCCAAGCATTCGCAGCACAATGGGACCCAACAGAATGGGAAGTGGCCTACTATAAGGGCAAACCTGCCTGTGAGCTTAGCTTTAAGATTATACTAGATGAAGCTACCCAAGACTACTATTGCGGTTATGTCGATGTAGTCCTAATAAATAAAAGAACTAAGGTAGCAGTAATAGTAGAGATAAAAACTACTGGACTAAACCGAGATGATATAAAGCCATATTACCAGAATAGTAGCCAAGCTGTTGGCTATTCCATTGTGCTAGATGCTATTGTAGGTGCAGCTGAGGCATCATCTTGGACTATACTGTATGTAGTAAATCAGCTAAAGTCATATACTAATCCACGGCCTAAACTGCAGTCTTTGCCATTTTATAAATCCAAAAAGGATAGGCTTGAATGGTTGCTGGATACTCGCATAGCTTATGATCATCTATTAGGCTACCTTAGCTTGGACTATTGGCCTAAGGAAGGTGGAGCTTGCATGGACTACAATCGGGCTTGTAGCTTATTTAATCTATGCGACCTTACTACACTGGCCACACATGAACAACTAATCAAACCAGAAGATGATTGGACATTCGTATTTACATTAGACGAGCTTATAGCAATGAATTACGATGCACAAGATGCTATGGTAACTCATATAGATGGGCACAAAATAGAGGAATAGGTACCATGACTAGATCGCTACTAGAGATGCGTAATAGTGTACGCAATGAAGAGGAAGTACTGCCAGCTAAGATTATGGTATTTGGCCCACCAGGATCAGGTAAGACTTACTTACTTGCTACTATAGCTAAGGTGCCGTCAGTTAGGCAAGTGTATTGGTTTGACTTTGAGAATGGTATAGAGACTGTAATCTATGCTACAGATGCCAATGGCAATCCGCTACTAACTGATGAAGAGCTTAGCAAAATTCAAGTATTCTCTATACAGGACACTAGGCAGCTTCCAAGGGCAGCAGAAACAATGCTTAAGCTATTCTCTTCTCGTACAGGCATAGACCTATGTCAATCCCATGGGAAGGTAGGCTGCACAATATGTAAGGATAAGGTTAGTATCAACTTAACCGAGCTTGACGAGTCTACTGTTATTGTGATAGACTCATTGTCCCAATTAGCGGATAGCGTATTGAATTTGCAGCTAAACAAGTATGACTATAAGGATCTTCGTAAGTACTACGGAGTATTCACTACAGACATGGGAGCTATCACTTCAGGCATTCAAGCCGCTCGCTGTATCATTGCTACTGCTACCCATGAGCTTACTAGAACAAAGCAAGTGGAAGTAGCTAAGGGAGTAACAGAGGATCGAGTGGTTCGTATTGTGCCACTATGCGGATCACAGAATTACTCAGACAAAGTAGGCAAGTACTTTGGCTATAAGATATATACCTATCAAAATGGTACAAAGTATAAAGCAACTACTACCCCGGGCAAAGTAGCTAAGGTGTTAGTATCCCATAGAAAGCCGATCATTTTAGAGACTATGAGTGATCCTAGTCTCGAAGCCATCTTTACCACTAGCGTGGTAGAGTCGCCAGTAGCTAAGCCAGCTATAGGCGGTCTTAAAGCAAAGCTGAAGATATAAGTAGCACTTAATCAAAGCTAAATCTAAACTACCTTTATAGGAATTCATACTATGAGTAACGAAACTGCAGTTCGTGTTGACTTTGACCTTGACTTGGATATGGCTGAAGTAGCTGATCTGATTAACTTTATCAATCCTATTCCAGGAAAGCATGTATATACTATGGCTTTCATTGGGTTGGATAGGATAGGTAAAGATGAAGATGCAGCTATGGGCGTTCGGGTCATCTGGCAAAAGGTAGCTACTATCGAGAAAGCCGATGAATCTATGCCGGATACTCCCAATGGTAGTGTATTCAGCGAGACCTTTACGGGCAATAAGATGGGGACAGAATTGCTTAAAGTCAGGCTGAAAATGGTCTACGGTGATATTGAGGGTAGTTATCGCCCGTACATTGAAGCTTTAGCAGAAGGAGCGGGTACTAATCAGTTTGCACTTACTACAATTATAACTAAGTCTACCAATAATGGAACTGTGTATGAGAACGTAAGAATTAAAGACTTGGAAGTGCTAAGCCAGCCAGTAGACCTACCTGAAGGGTTTAACAAATTCGAGTATGAGCCCAAAGACTAGCATAAGCTAGAATTAAGGATAGCTTATGGCCAAGGATGGCCTACCGCCAACTAATATGTGGAAGCTAGTGTAGGCCAATGGGAATATATAACAAAGTTACCGCACAACCAAGATATTTACCTACCCTATCGTGGAGAATAGACTAATGACTAGTGCATTGCGGATTGTTGATACAAGCTTTAAAGCGTTTATGTCAGCTGTATTTCCAGATATAGATGATCTAGAACTCTATAATAAGATTAAATTGGTATTTTATGCTGGCGGTATTGAAGTCCTAGAAGGGGCAGTGCAGGCTATGGCAGTATGTGCTCCTACGCGTAATGTACTAGAGGATGTGCGTTCAGAGATACGCGAATATACGGATGCAGGTATAGGGGAGTTATAACTAATGCTGCCTTATATTAATATTATATACTGGTATGGCTTTATCCTAGCTTGGGTAATACACCTAATACTATATGCCGCGTATAGCGAGGATAAGCCAGGAACACTCTTTATTCTATTTGGACTATGCTATGCTAGTATATGGCCAATACTGCCTTTATACTATATAGTAATTGGACTATACGCACTCTATCGTAAGTCTATTGGGAGAAAATTCAATGACCAAGAATAATGCACAACAGGATATACTGGTATGGTATCAACGCAGAACTGATGCTATTCGTGATGTACAAGCTAATTTAGCTTATGGGCAGATACTCAATACTGTAATACCAGCAATGATGATACAGTGTATCCCTCACCAATTTGTCTACGATGAGGTTAATGATACAACTAACTTGGTATTGCCTGCTAGTATTGCAGCTAATGTACTTGACCTACTTACAGATGCTGGCTTCATTGAAAAGGATATGCCTACTAAGGATGTAGAAGCAAGCAGGGATATGCTAACTGCTATGTTTAATGGCGCTAACCTGCAAAAAGCGTGGAGCTAAGATGAAAAATAGCATGAAGGGGATTGCCATATTATGCGAGTCTTAGTAAATCTGTCTGATAGGGAAGAGCATTTTCAGGGTATGCTATACTCTAGATTCCGGGCTATGGGCTATGAAGGAAAAACCACAACCAAGACCCATACAATGGATAGTCTAATGGCTATAGCTACGCGAGCAAGGGCGGATGCAATTCTATTAACTAACCCTAAAACCTTAGCCAATATAGTTCCCAGTAAGGTGGCCAGTGATGCTTCACTAGTGGATTGGCGTGGTTCGCTATTAACTACGTCCATACCAATTGTAGTAACCCAGCCGCTATATCATCTGCGTACTACTACCTCTGGCGAGCTTACACTATCAGTAGATTTAGGTAAGATCAAACACGCAATATACTCTAAGCGATTCTGCTATGATTATGCTATATGTGAATCACCCAAAGATATAGCAGAAGCTAGGCGCCAATTAGCCAAAGCTACTATACTGGTAGGAGATATAGAAACGTCACTACGCAATCAAATAACATCCATATCCTTTACTCCTATTATGAATAATTACGCTATCGGCAAAACATTCATAATACAATTAGCTCCAAATAAATATGCTCATTGGGATAAGAATTTACTAATAGCTGGATGGAAACTATCCAAGGAACTACTAGAAAATGACCAAAGTATTGCATGGCATAATGGTTGCTTTGACTGTTTTCAGCTTATGCGGCATAATATCGTCGTTAATAATTATCTCCTGGATACTGAGTATCTATGGCGCTGTTGGTACTCAGAACTAAAAAAGTCATTGGCTACTATAGCCAGCTATCTGCTTCCAGATTATTACTATTGGAAGCATGAATCTGAAACTAGCCCGCTAGAGTATAATGGCAAGGATACAATCAATACAGCCCGTATCCTAATAGCAATGCTTAAGCATGCGCCAGATTGGGTGTATAAGAATTATGCACAGATGTATCCTAATATAGGGCCATCAATCTACCTAAGCTTTGAGGGATTCAAAGTTGATACAGCTAAGCGGGCTGAAGCTAAGGCTAAAGATGAAGCTATAGCTAAACAACTACTAACTGAATTGCGGGAGCTTACAGGATTAGCAAACTTTAATCCTAATAGCCATAAGCAAGTGTCTACTCTAATGTACAAAGTACTAGGAGCTAAGAAGCCAGGTAAAGCTAAATCTGATTCAGCCACTGGTAAGATAGAGCTTAGCAAGGTAGCACTCCAGCATCCACTATATACACAGATTACAACTAGAGTCCTAGCCTACAAGGAAAAGATCAAAGCAATATCAACCTACTATAATGCTAGACTTGATAGCAAAGATAGACTATACTATTCCTATAATATAGATGGCACAGAAACAGCAAGGCAGAGCTGTAATGCTTCTAGCCTTTATGCTCCGCCAGAGCCAGGTAAGAACCTAACCAAGACGGGAGCTAAGAATCTAGGTGCGCAACTCCAGAATATACCGCCATACATGAAGAAGGCTATGTTAGCTGATGATGGTTATGGTATAATAGATGAAGATAAATCCCAGTCAGAAGCCAGATGCGTAGCTTACCTATCACCGTGCCCTGCGCTAATAGACGCGCTAGAGCATCCACCAGAGACCGCAGGAGTACATGACTTCTACTGCTATACCGGATATAAGTTCTTTGGTATAGAATTTGATAAGAAGCACCCGTTACGCCAAACAGTAAAGAAGATTATCCATGGAACTAACTATCTTATGCAGGCAGCTACGTTCATAGATAGTGTAGGCTTACTGCAAATGCTGGAGTATAAGCGGTTGCTTGGCTTCCGCGGTACTATGATGCACTTCGCTGATTATCTGCTAGGGCTATACCATGAAGTATACCCAGAAGTATCTGTAGGATGGAATGATGTAATACGTGAAGTATCGGCTACTGGCAAATTAGTAACTCCCGATGGCTGGACCCGAAAGGTACTAGGCAATATTGTATCAGACCATAAGGTACTACGAGAGTTAGTAGCGCATAGATCTCAGCATTTCTCTGTAGTCGGAATTAATAAGGCTATGTGGAAATTATTCTATGAAGTACAAGTACCAAGCAAAGGCGACTTTAGGCTTAAGGGTCAGATACATGATAGTATTGTATCCCAGGCTAAGCTAGATAAGTTAGACTACTATGCTAGGGTAGTCCATAATTACATGGATATTCCTCAGCCTACACCGCATGGCGTGCTTAGGATACCAATAGATATAGCAACCAGTATATACTGGAAGGAGACAGCATGATAAATAATAATACATTAGCAACTATGTCAGATACCACACTGGCAGAATTACGCAGACGCTATCCTGTGGAAGCTATAGCTAGAAAATATGGAGTAGCAACTAGTACTATGTATAGGGAATTAGCTAGGCGTGGAATCAGGTATGGCATAGGTAAAGTAGCTAAGCTTAATCCAAAACAAGTAATGGCTATCCGCAAACAATTTGGTAAGACAAAAGCAAATGATCTTGCTAGATACTATGGAGTACACCCAGATACTATCCGGGATGTATGGTATAAAGCCTCATGGAAATGGGTAAAAGGTTAAGGTGAAGCGGAGTAATCACATAGTAGGAGGATACTAAGATGCTACATACAATAGACCAAAGCCTAGAGTTGATAGTCCTAGCCTATATTACCATAGCAGTACTAGCTGAGGCTTTACGATGAAACGAATAAAGGCAGTGATAATGGTACCATTGGTTATTGAATATAACTCCAATAGACTAGATATACGCGATGCAATAGCTAGGCTAAACGCCAAAATAAAAACTAATGAGCTACGAGAACTGGCGGCTGCGGGTTATGCCAGTACTGTACTAAGCATACAACAACTGGAGAATAAATAACATGAAAATAAAAGTACACGCATCAGACTTATTCAAGTATTATAGCGTAGTAGGTACTACCAAGTATGTAAATCATGCAGAAGCTACATTACTACCTACTGGTGTAGAGCTTGCACCAATATCTAACAATACACTAGATAGGACCGGAACTGCTAACTTGGACATAGAGCCTGCCCAATATTTTCATAACCTAACACCAAAGCCTGCTACTATCTATGCTACACTAGTACGTCGCTGGACTACGCTAGATGGTATGTATGGAGAACTCACACTATACAGCACAGCAGATGATTTCAGTATAAATGAATTAGCTACTTACTGCACAGTAGAAAAGCTATACGCAGATAATAAACCATTTCATTCAGCTATACCGCTTGGCTACTATACCTGCCAACGGGGTATGTACAATCGTGGAGGCTATGAAACATTTGAGGTTATGAATGTACCCGGCAGGACTGAAATAAAAATTCATATAGCTAATGTAGCTGCTGAACTATTAGGTTGCATTGGCCTTGGATTGCGGTTTGGCTATCCATATAAGAAGTATGGTGTAGTCTATTCCAAGCGTGCTCATAGCGGATTCATGCAATACCTTAATGGTATTGATAACTTTAGTCTAAACATAGACGCAAACATACCTAATTACGGGAGATAAGATAATGAACAATACAAGCACAAACACACCCCCAAAGACTATAATATACTATCATGCTGACTGCCTAGACGGAGCAATGGCAGCGCTAGTAGTAAAGGATAAATATACTGAAGCTGAGCTAGTACCTGCACGTTACTATGTAGGACCAGATTATACATTGGTTACTGGTAATCATGTAATCTATGTTGATTTCTGCCCTACTCCCCCAGATATTGTACAGCTAGATAAACTAGTAGTTAGCCTAGAGATATATGACCATCATCAAGCAGCTATTGATAAACTAGAAGCGTACACTAGTGAGCTTAGCTTCTTTATAGCTAACCATCTGGAGCATACTACTATTGCACTAGACATGAATAGATCTGGTGCTGGGTTAGTATTACAGCATATCAATCCGGATTACCCGTATAAGGCAGCCGTACTGGCTGTTGAGGATAGAGACCTGTGGCGTTTTAGCTTACCAGACACAAAGGCTATATGCGCCTACTTATCTATGCACATACATGATTTGCCTGCATTAGCGTCAGCACTAGATTCTACTAGTTTAGATGCAATGATAGATATGGGTAATGTCATTGTACAATATAGGAATTCGCTATGCAGAGCTATTACCGCACGTAGAGCCTTTCAGTACTGGGAGGGGGCTTGGGTTGCCGTAGTAGAGTGCCCACCAGAACTAGTATCCGAGGTAGGCGAGGCACTATACAGTATTTCTGGTATAGAGGCTGTAGCTCTCTGGTCTAGTGCAGCCAATAACCAATATAGAGTAAGCCTTAGATCCCCAAAGACTGGTGCAGACGTAAATGCTATAGCTCAACGCTTTAATGGTGGAGGGCATGCGCATGCGGCTGGTTTCTACACTCCATCTTTGGAGAGCGTAGGTCTATGCAAGTAATTGCCAAACATGCAGAACAACAATTAGACTTGTTTGACAGCTATTTTAGCTTTGTAGGGATCAATGAAGCCCCCAGTACATTCCAACGCTGGGGGCTAATATCTATGATAGGCGCTGTGCTAGCTAGGCAAGTGTATATAGAATTTGGGCATGGCAATATATATCCGAATCAGTATATACTATTTACCGGTAGTCCTGGTACTAGGAAAGGTACACCTATTGGCGTGGTTAAGCGGCTATTAGCTAATCTAGAGTATAGGCATATAGCTCCAAATAAAGCTAGCAAGGAGGCTTTCTGGGATTGGATGGCTAGGAAATCCCAATTAGATTTAGCTGATGATACAGAGAATATGTTAGATTGGGATATGGATGAACAAACTCCAACCGAAGCATATATAGCGCATGATGAGTTTCTGGACTTTGTAGGTATAGGAGATGATGCGCTTGTAACTAATCTAACTAATCTATGGGATAATCTACCATTTTATGATAATCCAAAAACAAGGGGGAAATCTATAAAGATACATGCACCAACAATTAATATACTATCTGGTATGACACCACATGGTATAGCCAGTGCTTTCAGGTCATTGGCAACTGGTGGTGGTTTCTTTTCACGCGTACTATTTATCTATTCTAATCCAACTGGCAGAAAAATCACATTCCCATCTAAGCCCAATGAATCAGTTCGTCACAGCATAATGAATCACATGGTAGATATAGCAGAATTATCTGGCAAGGTAATTATATCTAAGCAAATAGAGCATATACTAGACCGTATGTACCAAGAAGCCCCAACATTCCCAGATCCTAGATTCCAATACTATACACAGCGAAGGCTAACGCATCTGCTAAAGTTAATAATAATAGTAACAGCTAGTAGGCTAAGCCTGGAACCAACAGAGGAAGATTGTATACTAGCCAATACTATATTACACGTAGCAGAATTACAGATGCCTAATGCTTTAGGCGAGTATGGTAAGAGTCGATACTCAGAAGTGTCTAATGCAATAATAGAGCACCTAAACCATGTAGCCTATGCTGATTTTCAATCAATATATAAAATAGTGCGTAGAGATGTAGCTAAGATCAATGATGTAAGAGAGATATTATCAGGACTAGAGGAGGCAGATAAAATACAAAAAACTAAGCGCAATGGTAAATTAATATATTTAGCCAATAATGAGGTTAAGTATCTTTGGCCAGATGGCTTAATAGATCTATCCCTATTACGGGATGATGAACATGGAGAATAAGCTTATGCCAGTAGATATTAATAGTATAGACTGGACTGCAGATGGTTGGTTTACAGTGCACCATGCTGCTGACCTATCAAAAGAATTTAAGCATTGGTGGTTAATCTTCTATGGACCGCCTGCTGACTATAGTATTACGCAAGAGGAACAGCATAGATATTGGGTCAGGTGTGCCTTTGCTTGGCATGGTTGGAAAGCAGGCAGAAATATACTAAGACAGGAGCAATCATGAGTAAAGCAGCAATAATACTAGACTATGATGAAATACTGCATAAAACCCCAGGTGCTACATTATTTAGTATGTATGAGCTAGAATTATGGGTACCTAACAGTATTATAATTGAACTAAATGAGGAGGAGAAAGAGGTAACACTACCATATTGGTTTGCATATAAGGAGGAATTGATATGAGTGACTATGATCCAATTAACCCAAGCCACTATACTAGCCACCCCAGTGGCATAGAATGTATTCAGGTTACTGAGCATATGAATTTTAACTTAGGTAATGCTATGAAGTATATTTGGCGAACTGGCCATAAGGATAGTGCTATACAGGACTTACGGAAAGCTATGTGGTATATTGAGCGTGAGATACAGCGAAGAGAAAATCAACGGAAGGCTATGCCTAATAAGTAGTAAAAAAAAATCCCTACCAGCTAGAGGGATAGAATAGCTGGTAGGGATTAGCGGTAGATGTAACCGCCCAGGGGAGAACACACTCACATACTATAAACTAATTAGCCCGCTAATTATCCTGTCAATTAGCATACTCATCAATAAGTGCTTGCATTGCTGGTTGCTTCTCGCTAAACTCCAATAGCTTCTGAGCAAACGGTGTACCAACAGACACAGCAGACTTATTATATATATCCTTCCATCCTTTATATGACCCACCTGCATCCAAATAATCACTCATTATATTGGTTATAGCATCTGGATTATTATCCTCTACTACAGATCGGCGTAATTGCTTAATAGCCCTAGCCTTCATATCCCTATCCACACCGTTATAATAGCTAGTGGCATATCTAGCATTCCGCAATACCGATTCCTTGAGTGGCCTAGTACCAAGCACCCTTGCTGCTATTGCTGGAAACGCCCATACTTCGTCATTAGTAGATAATAGCTCTCCCTTCTTATCATATGATACACCCTGCACTAATTCAGCAGACCTAGCTAATGGGCGCCAGATAGTTTGTGCCGCTGCAGCCTGTAGTACTGAACGCTGAGCGTCCATAAGTCCACCACCATTAGCTAAGCTATTAGCTATTCCAGAGATCATAGTACCTCCGAAGTCAAGGCTCTCTGATATGGTTGCCCATATTACGGGTTTAACACTCAAGCCGTTAGTAGCGCCAGTTTCATCGAATGGAGTTCTGGGTTGCCAAGCCGCTCTGGTATACAATGAATTACCGAAGGCTGCAGAAGGTAGACCATAGAGGATAAATTCTGCAGCATCCTTACCTACTGCAGCATAACCAGTACTCCTAACATCCATGTGCTCATCTGACATATACTCTCCCATAACCTGATTAAAGTCCTGGAAGAAGGGTAATGACTCTAAACCAAACATAGTTGCTTGGGCACCAAACAGCGTAGATATGGCTCTAGTATCTCCAGCTTCTAGGTAGCGGAACATATTCTGCCCCATAGTTACCATGAAGGTTTGGTATAGTCCGAGCATAGAACCCATAGCACCTTGGAATAATACTGGCCTTTGCTTAGCTACGTAGTTACCCATTGTACGCTGAGTAAACGCTTGAGCATGGGACATAAGCAAAGCTTCTGCTGCACCAGGAAACTTATCCTTGGCCATAATATATCCAGTTGAGAATGCCCATTCACGCACAAAATCCTCTGAAGCATCCGATGCTTTAGTTAGCCAGCCAAATAGCCTTGGGTTATCCTTGGTTATATCCTTTACATGCAAGTTCTGAATAGCCTCTTTAGCCTCAGCAATTACACCTGTAACATAGCCTAAGTCTTTAGCCTTAGCTAGTACTCTAGTACCTTCCTCACCTTTGCCATACATAAACTTGATTCCTTGAATCATAGTTTTCATTGGCATCTTATTGTGCGATAATTCACCAGCTAGAACTACAGGAGTAGATAGCACTGTAATACCAGCATGCGCAAGTTCAGCAAACCTCAATCTGAATAATACATCTAGGCTTTGGACTTGAGCTATGCGTTGCTCTGCAGTATTAAGTGCTTCACCACCTCTACGGGCCATTGCATAGGCATGCTCGTCTTTATATAGTACTGGTACACCAGCTGACTCTAGGGCATCACGGTATTTCACCCAATCAGTGGTACCCTTACGCGTAAATTCAGAAGTAAGCCCATTTGTTATCTGGTCAGCTTTATGCAGTACAGTATTAATGCTAGCACTTACAATATTATTGCCCATATCAATAATAGGATAATAATCAGATACACCGCTATTAAGCATTGTACGTTTAGCTATCTCAGCTGCAGATAATGGTTTCTGTATCTTCTGCAATAGATTACCTATGCCGGATTTAGCATATTTTGTTTCTTGCTTAGCATAATCGTCTAGAACTGAGTACACATCAGAGTTAGCCAATTGCATCATACGCCGATGCTTAGTCCATATATCATCCTTAAGCGATTGCCTAAACCTACGTATAGCTTCAGTACCCGGTACTATATCATTGATAGCAATACCAGCTTTACGCAATTCTGCATCTGCGCGCTTAAGTGGATTAAGCTCCGCTTGATAGTGCAGTGCATTAAACGCTATACTATCTGTATCTCTGGTTATAATCCTATGGGTATCGCCAAATTTACCCTGAGCTGCAGTTACTAGCTCTCCTAACTTATCAGCCGTATGTGCTACTATAAGTGTAGATTCTCCCTCAACTCCAGCTTTTGGTATCTTGTAAGCTACAAGCTTATGGTCTAGCGTTTCATAGGGTAACCAAACACCATTAGGTTTAGACGTATTAAGCCCAGCAAGTCGCCTATTAGCATTTAGGAATTCATGTTGTTCCTGCATAACAGGCAGATACGCTTGCACAAACTTGTCCATCTTATCAGTAAGCACCAATTCAGTATCAGTACCCAATACTTTAAGAGTTGCAGCACTACGAGTATCTATGATCTTTCTAGCAGCCGGATCATACGTAATAGCTTTAGCTGTAGCTGAGTCAAGTGCCTGTATTGCTTGCTCGAATTGAGCGAATTGAGCTGCAGATGCTATATCAGTTTCTACTGCCTGTAGCGTTGGTTCTATAGTTTTAGCTACCCTGGTAATATGTTTATTAACCAAGTGCTGACCAGTCCTACCTATAGTGCCAATATGGTCGGCAAGTGGTCCTAGACTGCGTAATGCCATATCAGTAGATGTAATTAGTTTAGACTTACTTCCAATATCAGCAAGGATATGAGGTAAGCCATCCCTAACTGCACCCATCATGGCAGATTGGTATACTTCACTAAGCATCTCATTAAGCTCTATTGGTCCTGCAGAGGCATTAATTACAGTAGCTACAGTAGTATCGTGCATCCCCTTAATGGTATCAAAGTCTAGCCGCTTGGTAATCTCGATTTCGCTATGCCTTCCCATTGCAAGGTCATTACCATGAATAGCTACACTAGGACGCGTGTACTTATCCACCATCTTAGGATCAGTATATATACTAATAGGTAGTTCAGGAGTGCGAGGCATTGGTGATTTACCCCAAGCAATGATAGTATCTATAGTATCCACTGGCATATTCAATTGTCTAGCTATCTGTGCAGTGGACGCATTAGCCCCTAGCCCATGCCTAACCTCAGCTACCTTCTGTTCCCATAACCAGGCCGCTACAGATTCAGGACCAATTAAAGCTTTATCCTGCATTCTGATACTGAATTGTTTACCAATATTAGCTGCATGAAGGGCTTGCACTATAGGTAATGCAGCTACTCCGCTCTCAGGTAAAGTAAATACTCCATCTACCGGGGTCATACTCCTAGCTCTATAAATCGCCTCAATGTATGCCTTATCTGCCATAGGGCTACTCATCTCAAACGGAGTATAGGCAGTAGTACCGCGGCCAGACTTATCTACTTTAATACTTGGATAGTCTCCAATTCCAGCAGATACTTTAGCCTCAAGTTCACCAAGTATGCGATTACCATGGAAGGGACTAATTACTGCTACACGTCTAGTCTCCTCTAGAGTGTCTAATGCTTGTTCATAAGGAATAAATCCAGAGCCTAGCAGCTCTACTTCCTTAAATACTGCTGCTTCCTGCATCGCTTTCTTAGATAGCCTGATATTAGCTCCAAGCCGTACTTGCTTATCCTTAACTGCAGGAGAGACTAGGTAGCTTGCCAGCCATGCGCGCTCATCCGTATTAAGAGCTTTACCCTCTAGCTTAATGTCTAACATGTCGTTTAGCGTACTAACACTAAGTCTGCCAGGAGCTGTAGTGCGGGCTAATGCTGGGTTTGTTACATTATTGGGGGCTATAATAGTTCTAGCTACAGAGCCAGATTCAAATACTAGCCCCTCCTTAGTCTCCTGAACTACTAAGTCCATGACATTGCTAACTACCTTAGTAGCATCATATGGAATAAACTTAGCTGCACCCGCAAAAGTACCAGGCTTAGCTAATTCCATTTTAGCTACCCAGCTAATAGTAGGATCTTCGTACATTGGCCGCTCAAGTAATCTATCAAAATTCTTTGGCAGATTATCTGATTGCTTTTTCATGGCAGGAGTGGACATAGTAGCCACTTGATCAAATACGCTAATAGTTGCTTGCTCATGCAGCGTCTGTTGCACTAACTGATTAGCACTAGATAATTCATTTAGATCTACCTCAGCTGCATAATTAGCCATAGTAGACCTAACTTGCAACTGCTCAGAGGCAGTATCAGTAGCTATAGTAATAGGATTAGACATCTTAGCTTGCTGGTCTAATTGTATCTTAGTTGCCATAGCCTTGAAGGCTTTACTCCCTTGCCACATGCGTACTGGTCCAGCTAATGCGCCAAGCAACATACCAATAGCATAATCACTTACTGTGTAGTTATTCTCCATATAAGCATGATCATTCATAAGCAGCAGAAAGCCTGCTTCATAGAATGCACCTTCAGCTAAGCCAGTGCCAGCCTGCGTAAACTTTAGCATATTAGCTGCATTACGAAACTCTGCGCTAGTCTTACCGCCATTAACCAATGCAGTCTTAGCAGCAGCAGTATAGCTTGCCTCTTTACCCGCTAAATACCTAAATGGCGTAGCCTTACCTACCCAGCCACTAGCTGTGGTTACTGCCTTCATAGCCTTAGAAGCGGCTAACATAGGAACAAATAAGCCGCCAACAAAGGAACTAGCATTAACCAGCTCCGTATTATTATCATAGAACTGCCCCATATCTTCATTAATACCATGGAGAATACTAGCAGTATCAGCCTCTAGCCCAGTCCACTCAGGTACTAGCGAATTCCAAGTAGTTACTCCTATGTCTACGGCTGTAGATGCTACATAATCTAAAATATCATCTAGCTCAAAATCATTATCCTGAGCCACACTAGCTCCAAGATATTCAGCTTGCCCTATACTTATCATATTAGATACCCCAGAACTTAAATTGCGGAGTCTCAGAAGTAATAGTTGCTCCTAGCGTATCTGAGTACTGCGCATTAAATGAATCCTTCATATTAACCATCATCCTACGTACTAGGATTCTAGCCTCTTTAACCTCCAATCCTGATATACCCTGAAGCTCAAAATAATCATTCATGTTTATGCTGCTAAGCCATCCAGTAGGCAATGAATCTCCGTAATTCTTAACCAAGGCATCTCTAGCCTTAATTGCCATCTCTCGTTGACGCTCTGTTACGCCAACTAGCGTGCTAGGGTCTAGTTTAGCTGGAGTTACCCAATCAGTAATTACTTCATTTTTAGCTTTATTTAATTCTTCATTCCTAGCTGTAGCCTCAGTAGCTGCAATGATACCCTCTAATGCCTTAATATCTCCTGTACGTTTAGCTGTAGCATACGCTCCGTCTTTAGCATTTTGGGCTCTGGCTACTGCTAACTCCGCAGCTTTGTCTAGCCTATCTCTCCAACGTATAGCTATACTACTAATAGTAGCTACTTCATCTGGAGTCTTATTCTTTTGTATATCACCAAGGTAAAAATCGAGGGCTTTAGGATAAGCTCCCAATACTTCCCCAAGATCTAGCCGTTTATTTGAGGCTAGTTTATCCGCTACAGCTATAGTATTAGGATCTAATGTGCCAATAGTAGCAAGGTCTAAAGGGCCAACAACAGACTCAATACGATTAAGCGTAGCAGGCTTAAGCCCAAGTTGGACTTGCAATGCCGTGCGTTTAGCCTCAGTACTAGCTCCAGATGCTAACTCTTCTGCTCTCCTAGTATATAGCTCTAGCATCTGGTTAGCCCTAAAGAAAGGAGTAGCTTCAACTCCAATTACTTCCCCCTTAGCACCAATAGCTAGCCTACTAGCCGCTTTGAATTTAGCTACATTTAACTGATCACTCAGCCTCTTATGCTCCGGCTGCCCAGCATAGCCCCATTGAAGCATTTGTGCCATCTGCGCTTCAAGCTGCGGTACACCTTCTTCTTGTGCTATAGCTGTAAGCCGATCACGCAATGCTGTCTCATTACTTAGCTTTAATTCAGTCTTAGCATTGAGGACAGATTGCAAATCAGTATAAGCTGCTGGCTCCTTCATCTCTGGCATCTTACCATCTACAGAGCTAGGCGGTATAGGCTTAGCTACTCCACCTACATTACTGTTTACCATAAAGCCACTAGCTCCTGGTATATTAGTAAATTCAGGAGTAGCTCCACTAGCCTTGGCTCTTTGCAGATAGGCTTGCAAAGCATCTTGATCATATAGTGAGTTAGTTGGAGCCACTTGCTCTACCAGTGCCGGCTCTGCGGGAACTGCTGCCTCCACTCGCTCTACTGGAGCTACTACACGTGCTGGCTGTGCTACTGGTACTGCCTGCATTGATTGTGTAGCTGTCGGAGTTGTTCTGCTAGTAGTAGGCAATTGGATATTAGGCACGCTAGATACTGATGTAGCTACTACAGGTTGCATAAGCATATCGAATACTTGCTGATCCGTAATAGCTGTATTAGCCGCTAAGGCTTCCTCTTCCCTACGCTTCTGCTCTTCAGTGCGCATTAATTCATTGATTGTATCTAGTAGGCCGGCCATAATTATATCCCAAATTGCTGAGCTATGCCATTCCATAGATCTCGATTAGACTGATTGTAGTCTCCAAAGCTCATACTACCCCCAAATCTATTCAGTTCTCCTGGATTGCCGCCAGCCGCCATAAAGGCAGCTAGGGCCTTCTCTCTAGCAGATGGACCAGTAGTAGCACTAGCGTCTGCACTCATACTCTGAGCCAATAGCCCGCTAAGCATATTAGCCCAGCCAAGCGGATTAGTCTCGCTAGCCGTACCAGTACCGGACGTATTGGTAGTGGCTGTAGTATCTACATTTTGAGTACCAACGCTAGCTTCACTGTTTGCCAAATCCCTAGTCTCCACTCCAGTCTGTACTGCGCCCTTAGCAATACCAAGGGCTTCCATTAATTGCTGGGAAGCTGCAGATGTACCTTCGACTAAACCCCCCATAGTATTAGATGCTTGGATACCTGAGGTTACTGCTGCATTATACGCTTCCTCTACAGCACGGCTCTGAGCCTCAGCAGTACGCACTGCAGCATCCTGGGATAGCAAACTAGATAGTGCATCAGTGCCAAAGCCAGCTGATTCAGTACGCCCAAACAGTTCAGGTAATATCTGCTCAGTTAGGTTTCTACCTAGGTCTGCTACTCTACCAGACGCTCGTTGCTCAGCCTGTGCTGGATCAATACCAGACATTAAGCTCTGCAAGTACTGTATATTCCTTGCAGCTGATTGATCCTTAGCAGCAATAAGCGGGTCATTAGAACCCCCAGAAATAATAGAATTGAGTGCAGCTAATGCCTCTGAAGACATATTTTGCTGAACATTAGTAACAGTGCCCTGCTGTGTAGCACTACCCACATTAGTATTAGTAGTAACTCCCTGAGTAGATGCTACCTGAGTACTATTAGTAGCCTCATTATTAACTGTAGGGGGCACTGCTGCTCCACTAATTAGAGCTGCTATTGCTTGCTGTAGATCCTTTGAGCTAGACTTCTTGCCAGCACCCCAGATAGCTCCACCACCGCCACCACCTCCAGTAGTAGCAGCTAATGAATCACCTCCAGTATACTGCGGAGCATACGCATTACCAGCACCGAAAGCGCCAGCAAATAGACCACCACCACCACCACCACCACCAACTATACCTGCCATTAGTATTCTCCTTATTTCTTCAGCTGCATCAAAGCCCGTAGGACTGGATCAGTATTACCATACAACAAGCTAAGTACTTCAGCAATCTTGGTAGTACCTATTTTAGGTAATAGTACTCTGCCACGGCTAATACCAGAATCTTCCCGCTCTTTCTTTTTAGCTTCAGCTTCATCTTGCTTACGCTTAGCTTTAAGCTCATCCATTTGCTTCTGCCAAACTTCAATATCATTTAGCTGAAACTCGTTAAGCTGACCCTTTAGTCGCTTATTACCACCATACATTACTGTAGCTTTATAGAGATCTGCCATACTTGTACCCATGAGTTAATAGTCTGACTAAATGATACCTACCCCGAATAAGGATATTCATCCATCTACCAGCTATAGCCATATCATCATGCTGCCTTGCTACGTTGATAGGAATATCTGCTGGGTTAGTTGCCCAATCTATATCACGACCAGCCCAGCTACGCTCTATAGCTACTGCGGCATCTGGGATATCTACAAATTCAGTGGTAACTCCAACTAGCTTTGTATCCTTATATCTATGTGTGGCGTAATGCCCAAAGCATAGATAAGAATCAGCTGGATCATTATTAGCTACGCAGCAATGACCATCAGTTCCCAGAATTAGCAGATTGCTTACCTCATCCCCTAATGTAGCACTAGTAAGCGCATAATCTTTACTCAACTGAAAAGCTGATTGATTATAGGGAGTAGTGGTACTAAGCAAGCGTATATCACCATCAGCTGTACCCCACTTGCTTATCTGCGAATCAAATACTAATGCTCTACTATACGTAGGGTATAGATTAAGCCCTGGTCCTAGTTTGCTAAAGCCAAAACCAGCAATAGTAGGCTGTGGGATATAGCCTATAATCTCTGTTCTGCCATTACGCAATTCCCTATTGCTAAATGCTGTAGCCGTATCTTGCAAATATATTACCAGAAAACGATCGGAAAGTAAACCAAGCGTTATTGGGTATCTGTACTTATTAATAAATCCAGTTAGCTCTGGTGCTAGTGGCGTTACTTTAGTAGCCCCAGGATCTACACTGGTTAGCCCATCTACTGTCCAAGCAAAGTGCGTATTCTTTTTAGCGGCCAAATGTCTAGGGTCAGTAATACCCTTTGAATTAGTAAAAGCTACCATAGAGAATATCTTATCTCCACCAACATAGTCAGCCTTTACTATGTTATCAGTAGTATAGATAAGGAAGCCATTTTCATACTCCTTACATAGCATTAGCTTGCCAGAGGCTGCAGGTACTGTTACCTGATTAGCCCTAGTAGCTGGGCTAGGAGTAAACGCTAGCTTATTAGCTGTAGCTCCCCAGTATACGTAAGTATCATCCCAAGCCACTAAACGAGCACGGCCCTTAGTAATTCCATCTACTTGACCTAAAGGAGCTAATACTGAAGTTAGGGCTGACTTACTCCAAGTAGTAGTCCCGTCTTGTGCTAGCACTAGTGCGGGTACATCAGTACCATCTAGCAAAAACATATTAATATCTAGGGTGTAATCTACTTGCGCTCTCTGAGCCTGATTGATGGTTAATGCTCCCATATATGGCTGGATAGCTGTATTAAGGGCTAACAGTGCTTCAATCCTAGTGGCTATATAATTGTTATCCTGTGCCTGAGTTAGGTACTCTACTGAATCATCTACAGCTAATATAGAGGGATTAATTTGCTTAAACCCGGTGATAGTTAATTTAGAGCTATTTTTTGGTGGTGAGAATTCTATAATTACTGAATTAGCGT